GAGGACGACCTGAAGATACAGCTGGCGGGAAACGCTCCTGCGGCGGGTGTGGCCACTAAGACAATGACCAAAGAAGAGATCTTGGCCATTAAAGACCCAATCGTTCGCCAGGCAGCCATCCGCGACAACATCGGATTGTTTAATTAACTAAAGAAAGGTGGCTTATTATGCCAGCAGAAACCGGACTCACTGTAAAGACCGACATTGCTCCCGAGATTTCTATTGATTACGTCAACCGATTCACTCAGGGCATCAAGGAGCTTCAGAAGGCTCTCGGTATTACCAACCTTATCCCTGTCGCTCAGGGTGGCACCATCAAGACCTATAAGTTCGTGAAGGACGTCAAGAGTGGCGTTGTCGCCGAGGGTGAGCCAATCCCAGCATCCAACATCAAGCGCCAGCTTGACCAGACCATCGAGCTTCCGCTCAATAAGTATCGCCGCGTAACCTCCGCCGAGGCTATCCAGCTTCGTACCCGCGACCGTGCAATCAACGAGGCAGATGCTCAGCTTATCGGCACCATTCAGAACGGCATTCGCAACGATCTGATCGCAAGCGTCGCAACCACTACTGCTGCAGCAAAGAATGGCAAGACCCTTCAGGCAGCTATGGCAAACCTTTGGGCTTCTCTCACCGCTAAGTTCGAGGGCTACGATGGCTTTGACACCGACGCAGCTAACCCATTTGTCTTCTTCGTCAATCCTCTTGACGTGGCTGATCACCTCGGTGTTGCAACTGTAACCACCCAGAACGCTTCAGGTATTACTTACCTCAAGGACTTCCTTGGCCTGGGTACTGCAATCACCTCTTCCAAGGTTAAGGCAGGCACCCTATTTGGTACTGCAGCTATGAACCTTAACCTGGCATACATCCCAGCAAACGGTTCTGACCTTGCTTCCACCTTCGGCCTTACCTCCGACAAGACTGGTTTCATTGGTATTACTCACAATATCGACACCCACACCGCAACCTGCGACACCTTGGTTATGTCTGGCGTCAAGATTTTCCCAGAGATTACCGACGGCGTTATCAAGGCTGAGATTAAGGCTGTCTAATCCACGAGTAAGGAGGTGAGCGTATGAGCGTATTAGATCGCGTCAAGACACGACTCGAAGCGGTCGAGGACAAGCCGAGCGATAAGTGGCTGGAAGAGGTCACGCATACGCTCACGGATCGCATCTGTTTGCGCATTGGTGTATCCACACTACCCACCACAGCCGAGTCCCTTGTGGTCGATGCGACCATCAAGGCGGTGAACCGCCGATTCGATGAAGGCATCACGCAGGAGGCGGAGGGACAGGGTGGAACTCTGTCCCTTCAGTTTGTGGATGACCTTCTCGCGGAGTATGCCGCGGAGCTTTCTGCCCTGGCCGAGATTGCTAGAGCGGACAATACCGCCGCTCTGCAGTTCCCAAAGGTGAGGTTTGTATGAGGTGGCGGATGTGCGAGTTGATTGAACTCGCGGACACCGACGCGCGCGACAAACTAGGAAACCGCGTGCTCTCGCGCCGGGTGCTTACAACCACCCGGGCGAGGGTATGCCCCGCATCGCTTGTTGAGACGCAAAACGAAGGCAACGACTATGCAGCGTGTGACCTGACGCTTATCACGACAGTACCTGCCGAGCTTGCCCTCCGTGCGTCTCTTGTTCGCTTTCCCGTGATTGATGCAGGAGACGTCTACGAGGTCGTCCATGTAAGTGACTTCGGACGTCGCCGCGTTCTATCGCTGAAGAAGCTAAAGGGTGATGCGTATGCCTAGTGTTCGCCTGCAGTTTGACGATGGCGGACTTGGCGACGCACTGAAGGAGCTCGCAAACATTAAGCCTGAAATTGTTATGAAGCGCACCGTGAACGAGATAGCCGAAGACCTACGCGCAACCACACCAAGAGACACGGGCGAGTTGATTGGATCTATTCGTCAAAGCGTCAAAGGTGGCGATGGCGAGGTTGGCTACACGGGAGAATATGCGCCACATGTTGAGTATGGCCATAGGCAAAATGTTGGCCAGTACGTTCCGAAGCTTAGCAAGCGCTTAAAGGCTCCCTTTGTGGAAGGCCAGCACTTCTTTGCTACGGAGATAAAGGCGGCGCGCGCTGTTCTAAAGAAGCGGTGCGGTGAGTATCTAAGGAGTAAAGGCTTATGAGGCAAGCACTAAAGCGACTCCCGCTTGACGACTTTGTCGCGGCGGTTGTGGCACGTGTCAAAGAAGGCACGGGGATAAAGTGTGTGACTGACGCGAATAAAGAACCCTCTCCTCTTTATTCCGTCGGCGCACTTTCGGTTCGTCCAGACAAAACTAAAACAATGTGGCTGGATGTCTACACCATCGAGCTTCACGCAATCTCTAAGCCGTCTAAGACGCGCGAGGAGATATTCAAGATGGTGACGGCTCTAGAAGAAGCCATGAGCCAGCCAATTAGTTTGACTTGTCCGTTCCAGGTTATCCGTCAAACGGATAACGGTCTAAACACAATCAAGCGAGATGAAACAGGAGAATGGCACGCGGTTGTGCCGTTTGAGGTGGTCGTCTCCTATGGTCTGATTATTAAGTAGAAAGGGGCATTACTATGCCAGAGCCAACTGCATTCGATAGTGGTGCATATTGCGACGTCTCCGCTGGCGGCGTTAACGCTGTAAACGGCGCAGAGGTTCTGCTCGGCGTATTCAGCGCTGACGGTTCTAAGCTTCTCGCAATCGCTGGCGAGAAGTCTCACAAGGTATCGCTTTCCGCTGATACTACGAGCGTCTCCACGAAGTCTTCTCGCGGTGCTTGGAAAGTCAACCGCGCATCTACCCGTTCCTTCGAGGTTTCCGTCGATACGGTGGCCGTCAAGGACGCTGAGAGCGATAAATTGTTCCGCCAGGCACTCGCCGATGGCACTATTCTGTGCGTCAAGGAATTCCTGGACAACACAGACTTCACACCAATCGGCGGTGGCGCAGTCATCGTCACCAAGTACGAGGCAGACTCGCCAACCGATGACGTTCGCACCGCATCTGTATCTCTCACAGGTACAGGCAAGTGGACGTGGTTTGATATTGACGCAGCCGCTAAGGCTAAGGCAATTACCAAGCCAACAGGACGATAGGCGTTCACTAACACAATCACGGGGTAGCTTCGGCTGCCCCTTTTTTATTAGTTAAGGAGTAAGAAATGGCAGATTTTACCTTCGAGGTTGACGGTACTACATACGAGCTTCTCTACGCGGAGAAGCGTGTTGAGATGGCTGAAAGTGCGATTGGTAACAAAAGCATTATTTCCGTGTTCACCGCTCAGCCAACTCTGCGCGAGACTAAGACCCTCTTCGCGTATGGTATCCGCGAGAGTGGCCAAAGTGCATGGGTTAACCCAACGCAGGCCATTGAGCTTGCTGGAAAGTACCTGCAGGAGCATGGCTACGCTCAGATGATTGAAGCCGTAAGCGACTCACTCATGAAGGACTGCGGTTTTTTATTCCGATAGATCTGGTGAGCCCGCGCTGGGTCAGACCATCCACAAGCACACAACAAGCCAACCAACCACAAGAAGCGCCACAGAAGCTACTAACAGGCTATGAGCGTGACAAGTTGTGGGCGTGGGCGGCTGTTCGCTTTGGGTGGACGCCGGACGAGTTTGACAGGCTCACAGCGGCTCAGATTGCCCTTCTTCAAGTGGCTGAGTATGACCGTGTTGCGTCTGACCAGATGCTTCTCAATGAAGCAATAGCGAACGCGCTCACCAATGGTTACAAGAAGAAGAGTGAAGAGCCTGAGCTTTTGTGGGTTGAAGCAAACAAGCCGGACAAAAAGACCATGAGCGCAAAAGAAGCGCGCGACAAAATGGCCGCGCTCGAGAAGGCTCTATCGGATCAACAGAAATAAACATGAGAGGAGGTATATATGGCAAGTGACTATACACTCTCCGCTAAATTAACCGTTAATGCCGACGGATTCATTGATGGCGTAAACAAAGCGCAGTCTTCACTCAGTCAGATTCAAAACAAGGCGCAGGAAGTATCGCGCTCTATGGATCACAGCATGGGCGACGCGTCTGGCAGCGTGCAGTCATCGTTTACAGAGCTTAGGTCGCGGGCTCAAAACATCTTCAATGGCATCGCGAGCAGCGCGAGAAACGGACTGACCAACGCATGGAACGCCGTGCGTACCAACACCCAGCAAATTACGAGCTCGCTTATTGGCGTAGGCCAAGCGGGAATTGCTGCGGTTGCTGGTATGGCCATCCAGGGCGGCATCGACCGCGCACTGAACATCGACAACGCGCGAAAGAAGCTCGCCGGCTTTGGCCATGACGCCCAGGACATTGAGTCCATCATGGACTCAGCCACTCAGTCAGCACGCGGCACGGCGT